TCACTACAAGGGTTTGTTCCAAAGTCATGCTCTATGTCTCTTCGTCCGTTCTTAGCCGCTTGCTTCTTCGCAGCCGTCCGAGAGAAGATGCCACGCTCGCCAGCCTTTGACTTATATAATGCAACCCACTCTTCCAAAAATGTTTCAAAGTCAGGACGCTCATTGTACACCGCGCTATTATTAGCAAGCGCACGTTGCGTATCACTCTCCCACCAGTTTCCAGATTTTGCATGACGCATTCGATCATCACTAAGATTAGAAAGACTAATAAGAGCAGAACGCCTAACACCACCAACAACAACAATCTCAGCAATTTTACAAACAATGTCGTGTACCTCTATGGATGTGAGCTTACGGCCAGCAGCACTTGTGAAAGTAGACACAGTAAAATCGAAAAGAGAAACAAGCGGATCAGGGCCGGAAGAACGACCTCCAAATGTTTTGAGTCTCTCACCTTTCGGGCGAAGTTTAGACACATCCCAACTAGGATTTTGACCCGAATACAAAAGACTAACCAGTTCACGGAAAGCTTTAGCCCAACCAATTTTGCTGTCCTGAACCACGATTGTAGTGTCTGTTTCATTAATTTCCTCCGCTACCTCTGGTAGTTTATTTACAGACTGACGCTCGACGGAGAAGCCAACGCCAGTACCACACATTAATACATATAAAATTTCATCAAAGGCTCGTACATGATCTACAGCAATGTAGGAGCAGTTAAACCCTGCCATGTTATCACGCTCAAGGGCTTTACCCGCCGTCATTAAGCAACGCATAGAGGGCATTACTTCTAAGTTATAGATAGCTTCGAACAAGGACTTAGCTGTCGCCTGGTTGATCTGACCTCTATCCACCCAGAAGTCTACATACCGTTGTACTGTTTCTTCCCAAGTCTCACGGCGATTGTCTTCTTCACGCCATCTTGCGTAGCGGGACTTGTGTATGTATTGTTGATATGAATCCATTAACGGTTATCTCCTGAGCCTTTAAGTGTGTCTTTGATCTTACGTTTGTATAGTTTGTTCAAGTTGTTGAAAGCGATGTCGCTCAGGTTCAGTCCTGCTTCATCTGTTAGCATAGCTAAGTACCAGAACACATCACCAAGCTCAGAGGCTAGTTGATCTTTAAAGTCAGCGGGTTCACCATCCCTAATCTTTTTCTTAACCTTACCGGCTACTTCACCCGCTTCACTTGCAAGACCCATCGTTAAATACTCTAGTGCTACACCTTCAGGATAGATAGCGGTGGCCGCACACTTACTCTGATACCAATCAAAACCCTCAAACATTCCTGTTAGTTGTTCGTAGGATATTCCACCCATTTCATCTCTCATTACCAAGTCTCCCCTTTAGTTTGTTTCATTAGTTCTATTAGCTTGTTTAAGTACCAAGCTGCTTTCATTGCGTCTTCAATCGGCTTGCCCTTTTCCCATAGTCGACTGCCGGTGTACTTGATGACGTTGCCATGACAGTAAGACATCGCATCGTGCTTGCCGAGGACATCAACAATGTAGTCAATCGTTTCAATCGCTCCCTTATTATAATGAGCAGGATGATTAACAGGGTCTTCATTTAATTCTTTTACTTCTTTTATTTCTTTTCTTTTATTTAAGTCCCAACTATCAACTGGTTCTTCTTTTGGTTCTTTTCTATTAAAGTCTCTACTAACTTTGTCCCACTCTTCAGGGGTTACATCATTTAAGCTGCCCATAATCTTACCTCCTTTGTTTTAAAATTATATTCACCGTCCCGCAGTATGCGAGCGAGTCTTGCGTTCTCTATAGCTACTTCTTCACCAAGCCCTTTAGAGTCAAAAGCTTTTACTACTGTTTCCCAAGTAGCTCCCTCCTTCTCCAGCAGGGCGTTAGCTTTCTTATCGCCAACAGTGGGACAACCTTTGTAGTTATCAGTTGAGTCCCCTACGAGGGTTTGGTACAAGAACATGTAGTCAGCTTCTTGTTTATCTACCTCCACAACCTTACCATCAATCAAGTGGTACGCAGGTATGGTAAGTAAATCTTTATCCGCAGACCAGATGACAGTGTTGTGGTCAGCACTTCCTAATATACCTAATAAGTCGTCTGCTTCTAACTTGTCCTCTACTTTGCCATTGTACTTTTTGGCTAAGTAGTCCTTAGCAAACTTTAGCAACATAGGTTTACGAGTACCCTTACGATTAGCTTTGTAGTAAGGGGCCACATCCTTTCGGTACAGGTTGTCTCCTGAAAGACAGGTGATAACTTTACCACACCCTGACTCATCGATGATCTTACTCATAAATTCTTCCATCGAACCTATGACATCTTTCTCATGGGCGTGTAGTGTCCATATACCATCACCCCAATCAATCGGTGTCTCGGCAATCGTTGCTGCTTTGTAGGCAACTATATCACCATCAACTAATAATGTTCTAGTAGTCTTCATCATCATCCTCCAATTCTTCAAACTCCTCTCGGCTCCCCCTCATCATTTGTATACCGTGCTTTGCTAAAGCATAATCAATCAGTGTTTGGGAGATCCACCTGATACCAAGGGCAACACTGACGAAGATAAATGACAATTCAATAAGTGGATTCATACTTAACTCCTGTGCTTCACTATGCGTAACTTACGGGTCTTGGGATTAAACATAATGTACTTCACCCCTAGTTTCTTTTGCAGAGGTGTTCGCGCCCTTGCATTGTTCGCTCTGTTAGAGCTGTTGTGTTTGACATCAAAGAGGTGAACTTCACCATCTTTAATAGCAACAATATCAACAGGGCCAGTACATCCAGCATTATGGAATACTTCATACCCCTCGTCCCACAACCACGTGAGCGTGTAAAGTTCTGCCAAGTCTCCAATACGATTAACATCAGTGAGTGTCTGCCCAACTTCTCCCGACACCATACTCTGAGTCGAGGGGGCATTTGAAGTTGTAGTGCGCTTCTGTGCTTTTGATTGCTTGTTTAGTGATTTCACCTATCTGATCCTCTAATCCTTGTTTAACTAAGATTTGAACTTCATCGTGAACAAACGCCACTATCGTAACTTCTTCGTTAGTGTAGCCTTTCTCTCTTATTATATTTTCTACAGTTGCGTACCATCGCTTACAGATGATCGCCCCTGCTGATTGTAAAAGAGTATTCAAGGCAGCATGAGGGTGACGGATAGGAATGCGTCTGCCATCCAAACCGTTAATAAACTTCTCACCATGTTGCTGTTCCAATCTATTGTTAAGAGCTTCGGTTAGTTTTTTGAGTGCAGGAGTCTTAGCCAGAAACCGTTTCTTAATCTGACCGCCTTCCTTTGCCCCCTTATCTATGATCTGACCTATCTTCTCGTTACCTGCGCCATATAAGAAGCCGTAGATAAACGTCTTGGCTTGAGGGCGTGTTGCTAATCCTGCCGCCTCTTGGTTAGCGGTGTGGATGTCCCCCTCAAGAATCTCTTTGCCATACTTACCTCCATCGTATCTATTCATGTAATGGGCAAGACAACGTAGCTCTAGGCCACTGGCATCTGCCCCCAATAAGGTGTATCCACGTGGAGCATGGAAGAGTTCTCTACATTCTTTACCAAAGGCAGCTCCGAGGGATGGGACTTGTGCTACGTTTGGGTCGCTATGCGTACAACGAGAAGTAACAGCACCCATGTGATTAACGCGGCCATGAATCTTTCCATTCTTTTCCAACTTAAGCCACGCTTGTTTTCCATTGCCTAATTGTCCTAGCCGTTTGTTTAACATTAAAAACTCAGTTAAAAGTTTAGCTTCGGGTAAATTAATTCCTGCTAAGATTTTTTCATCAATTTTAGGTTGGTTACTTGGTGTAAACTCTTGAGGCTCCCATCCTCTTTTCATTAGTCTGTCTGCAATCTGTTGACGAGAAGCGGGGTTGAACGGAATAACTTTTGTTTTCGTTTTCAACTCGACTGTTGTGGGTTCAATGGTTTCAACTAACTCCTTCTCAATCTCTTGCTTTCTAGCAGAGAGTTGGGTGTAGAGCTTTTGTGCTTTCTCTACATCAAAAGGGAAACCAGCTTCTTGTTGCTTGATTAACAATTCATTCATTGTGTGTTCAAGCCGCATCGGTTCTTCTGGGTATTTTTTCTCCTCTATTAGTTCATACAGTTTTACATTGAGTAAGACATCCTGCTCACAGTAATTCAACATAGCAGGTGTGTAGGTATCCCAAGCATCCTCTTGTTCACCATAAGCACCCTTGTTGAAGTTTAAGCGTTGACCCCATGCTTTCAATGAGTGTGAACCTATCAGCTTGTTGTCAACTGTACGCTTTAATAAGTCCTTCTCTTTGAGGTTAGGCCAAATGAGTCTTGAGGCAACGAGAGTGTCGAAGACTTGTCCATAGTAGTCGAAGTTGTAGAGCTTCTTCAGTACGGGTAAGTCATACGCCATGACGTTGTGGCCACCTATAGCATCAGCATCTCTTAAGATTTCCAATGCTCCCTCTATTTCAGTAGGGCCAAACTTTGAGGTGAACTCTGACTCTGTATCGAACATTACAATACAGTGTACTTTGCTTACCTCTTCAAGTAGCCCGTCTGTTTCTATATCAAATATTATCATACGATCCTCTCGCTGGAGTGATTAAAATCTTTGGCTTAAAACTTGCCAAGCCTTTGCTGCTGTTTGAGGCACTACTCCGTTCCCCAAGAGCCTAATGCGGTCCACCCTGTTGGCACACCCATCAACCACTCGACCCAATCGGGGTTCAGGCTTCCACTCTCCGATTTGTTTGCTACCATTACCGCATTCGGTAGTTGCCCCATGTTCGCTCTTTTTCCCTCTGCTATCTTTTTCATCGTTGTCTCGTAGCCATTCGCGCCCTTGTAATCCCTTGCTGCTGGGGTCGGCCAATTCCCCTGATATATCGCTACCGCTTCCGGATTGACTTGCTCCCT